GACTCTACTAGCCTTTCGATGTGTTCTTTCAGGTTAAAGTGGACTTCACCATCTTTAAGCTTCCTAGACTTTGTAGGGTCGAGGTAGTTTTCCACGTACATTTTGTCTGGTAAGTCATTTAGTGTAGTTCTCGCTTGCTTATCTGTACCCCTCATGTATACGACTCGGTTGTTGCCTGAGGGTACTACGGTCAACGCTTCATTGGTTGCAGCGTAGAATCCTCCTTTAGCTAAGAACTTGCCCTGTCCAAACTGAGTGTAGGCTCCTGTCTCTTTACCTTCATCTTTTTCAGGTATTACGTGATTCAGTAGTATTACGTTTATCCCGTTAAGCTCTAAATCTTCATGGATAAATTTCACCAGCATTGCCATCTCTTTAGTAATCTCTGCACCTTGACTACCGTATACGTTAGGTGTTTGGCTGGCTTTATCAATCACATCCATAGTTATTTGTGATACGGAGTCAATAGCTACGTTCTCTGGGTATCTGTTGAACTTTTTGTGGTACTTTTCCATTGTAGGTACAATTCCTCCCTCTCCTTCTATGAGAGTGTGCATATCTACGTATTCATCTACCATTAGGTGTGGAATCTCTAGTCCGAATTTCTTAGCATCTCTTGACACTACAAATGTTTCCTCTCCTAAAGTGCTTAGTAGGCTTGTCTTACCTGCTCCTGCTATTCCGTTAATCAGTATTTTTACGCTGTTCATTTTCCTTCCTTAATTCTGTTATCGTGGAATATTACATGTGTCAATTCTGGGTACTTCTTAGAGGCTTCTAGTGAGTCAATAGCTAATGTCAACATAGACTCAATGTAAGCTAGATCTTCCTCTGTGAGAACCTCTGTAAGAGTCGTAACTTCACTAGGGTATGACTTGAACTGTTTACCAGTTTTAGGACTCATAGCCCCCACAATAGGGCGGTTAACATACACTAATCTGATTCTAGTGACGTTGTATCCCATTTTACGTAGTGCAAACGCATAGCATAATAGTTGATACTTATAATGCTTAGGTATTGCCTTAGGTTTAGTACTAGATGAGTAAGTCTTATAGTCAACTAGACAGCAGTCTTCTCTAGTACCTTCAAGTCTGTCATAGCTTCCATTTACTGAATATCCTTTAACCACACTAGCTGCTGCTCTTCCTTCCACCCCTAATGGAGTACTCTGTAGAACATAGTCGTTTACCAGTCTTTCAGCCATTTCAGGATAACAGCTTCTTACTACATCTGGATCGTAGTCTTCAGAGGGTTCTTTAGAGTCTACGTAACGTTCAATAGCTTCTTTATCTACCTCTTCTCCATTAGCTACTGCTGCTGCAATTCCATGCACAATTGTACCGATATAACTTGCCGTGTTACCTTCAAAGACATCTAGTTTTTGTATCACATTTCTGTAGAACTCCCAAGGTTTGTCAATAAACTTAGCAAATTGGCTAGGTGAGAACGAGAAGTCCCCTTCTACGTCTGGTTTCGTTGGTTTGTAAATCAGGTATTTTTCTTCAAAATTCATTATAATTTTCTCCGTGTATGTCTCTGTTTTTTAGTTTGTTCGGCATTTCAAGTGTGTCTACATAATTGTCGTAGGCTTTGGCTGCTTGCAATTCATCAGTGTAGTAACCTATAAGCTTTCGCTTACCTAAAACCATTAACCTAACCATCCACTTATTAGCTTCTTTATTCCAAGTAACTCCCTTGAACCGAGATTTTCCGTGTATTCCTAAGGTAGAGTTTTCTGACTGAGTTTGTTTTGTAGCCCAACGTAAGTTACCTACCTCGTAACCTCTGTTGTTATCTATGCGGTCAATAGTCCTGCTATTTTCGTAAGCAAACTCTAAAGTACCTATGTACTCAATAAACGCTACAGGGTCAGTTCTCCAGCTTGTCTGAACCTCTATTCCTCTACTGTTGTAGTTCTTATAGTCCTTTGAGTTTTCGTTGTGACATCTGTAAACCATACCTTCCCATATTTTGTATCCTTTTAGGTTAGTACCTCCATGTGTACGCACACTGAAATGTTTACATGCCGTACATTTCTTAGTATTGCCATTTTTTATGCTTGCTACTACTACCTCAAAATGTTTCAGGCAACAAGGACATTCAAATATCCCGTATCTTTTAGTTTGCTTGTTGTTTCCTGTCTTTAACATTCCGAGGTCTTTGATAAGCCTTAACTGCAGTTCATTCTGATTTAATTTTGCCATATATTTCTCCTTTTGGTACATTAAGTATACCAAAATACATCAATGTTGGCAAGGTACATACTCCAGTGGGTGTGCTTCTTCTGTCATTTTATTTCCTCTGTTAGTTTTTCAATTTCTTCTATTGTTGCATTTAAAAATAAGGCCGTTATACCAGTCCGAATACATTTACTATTGCCCACATTCCGATAGATATCCCGGCTAAGATGCCTAGAAAAAATGCTTTACTGCGTTCACTCATAGTTCCTCCAGTATGTTTTCTATTTCTTCTAATGTTGCTTGTTGTGGCACTTCTGATAGCTCAGCCCAGCTCTTACCGATTTCACCTACAGCATCATTAGGTACTACCTGATCCACCATGAAGTCTTTCTGCATGATTTCTACGATATTGTCATTAACCCATTTGATAGTTTCTGCATCCTTCTTAACGTAAATGTAAACACTGTCATAGATAGTTGCATGGACTCTTACATCATTCTCAATACCTTTAGCTTCAGATCTGTAGTTGAGTTCGTTAACAGCTATCTGCGTGAGAATACTCCAGAACTGGCAAGTAGCATTATGTAATGTTCTTATTTCATCATCTGGTTCACTGGTATATATTCTGCAACCTAAACCTAGATGTATATAGCTATTCCTTTTAGCTGACTTCAGTACGTAGTTTTCACGGTAGTCTGTGATACCTGGGTAAAGCTCATTGTGGTATCTATCAAATATATCTTGAGTAATGATACCTCCCTTATCATCGTCAGGATAACCACCATAACTCAGCTTAAACGTTGTACCTTTATGGTACTGCCTAAATTCACCTGCTCCAACATCTCCTGAGTTGACTAGTTTCTTAAGCTCTATAGCTGCTTTTACTGGATCAGTAAACTCACCCACAATACCCTTAGCTTTATCAGGTTCGTAGAACACTGCTGATACTGAATGACCATCTAGGTTGTCTGTAAATATCTTAATTTTATTTACATCACCACTAAGATTAGCCAATACTCTATCTTCAAGTGCTGCAAAATCTATAGCGTAAACTACGTAACCATCAGGTGCTATAAAGCACTTCTTTAATGGTTTAGCATATATTGAACCTGTAGAGGGCATATTCAACATGTTTGGTGACTTTGATGTAGGTCTACACGACTTAGCTCCAAATAGCTTTATACTGCCATGAAGTACTCCGTCTACTGTGAACTTATCAAAGGCAGGTAAGAAGGTGTTATTAATGATTCCACCGTATGAGTGATCCACCATAGCTTCTAGTACATCAATTAGCTTCTCATCCTTAGTGGTTTCTAACAGTGCTTCTATCTGATCTCTGCCCCATGAACCCTCTCCTGTTGTATCACTTAGAGCTAGTGGCTCTACTTCCAGTAGCTTAAATAGCTCCTGTTTCTGTATAGCACTACCGGGATTGAAGTCAGGTACTGTTACTGCAGTATTTGCCTTATCGTATCTAGGTCTGTTCCACAGCTCTAATTTGTAATCAGCAAGCTTATCCATACCTCGTAGTACCTTAGGGTTCTTAGTGTCTACCTCCTTAGCTATTACGTTATCTATAAATGACTCTCTAAGGAATATGTTTACATCCTTTAGAGCTTTAACTGTCCATTTATCCACTGTATAGCTTTTATGCCCATTCTCTTTTAGGAATGTATTAACTACCCATGTACGGTGTTGAATATTCTTTTCATTATACTCATCTACGTAGTGACTCTTTTTACGTACCTTAGCTGTACTTTCCGCTACATGCTTCTTCTGTAGCTTTACTGCTCTTCGCTCCTGATAGCCCTTTATAAGAGCGTTTCTGTTTAATCGCTTAGATACTTTAGCTAATACCTTTTCTACCGTTCTACGTAGGCTCTCTACTGCTCTATGGTCAATATGTAGAC